TGTATGACAAGCCCTGCTCTAAGCCCTGCGATATCGCCCGGCGTATCCGTGTCCGGCCTAAAAACTTCAACCTACTCCGTGCAATGTCCTTCATCCTGTTTTGTAACATCGCTACTGACCGCCCACGGTCAAGCACGGTAAACGATATCTTCACACCTAAGTCAGCTTCCATCGTATATTGATATCGGTAAAACGCTTCTTGTAATGCCGCTATTGACGTTGCCTGTAATACACGATCACTCTGTGATAACGCAACATTCAACTTATCAACTAACCGCTTTTCAAGTTTCCCTAACCGTCCGTACTTATTTAATATCGTCTGTGTCAGCTTCCCATCTTCGGAAAGCTTTTCATACACTGCCGCCAACTCAACACGTATCTGCTGTAACGCCTCCTTGTAGACTTTCTTTGTGCTTTTCTCACCCTGCGCTATCAAGCGTTCTATCTTCTTCCATGTCGTCAAGTCGTCCATATACGTCTACCTCTTCCTCCACTTTTTCCTTCTCGGCAGCAGGATCTTGCACAAACGGAATAAACTCTTTCATCAAAGTTTCGTCAGAAACAATACCTTTAAACAAGTTGACAATCTCCGCATTCTCTTTCATGTTTTGCGGTTTGTTCCGCATCATGTGGATGTCTATACTATCTTCATCTCCCGCTATGCCTTTAGTTTTCCGTAGGATCGTAGAGATGAGCTTTATCCGCCGCCGCAGCCCCTCACGGAACATCTGTTCCTTTGTCGAAGCGATAAACTCAAAGTCATACAATAGCTTATCTATTGCCACACCGCTCAAGCTGTCCCCCGTCTGGTCTTCGATGAAGTTCGGTACATGACTCTGTTTGTGTATCTCTTTCCGTATCCTATCAGTCAAGAACTGAAAATACTCATGCGGCATGTCCTTTGTCAAAAACTCCGCAGCTTCCTCCGGTGATAGGTTCTCGAATATTCGTATCTCTTTCAGTTTCTGCAAGTCCGTGCTTTCTAAACTAAAACCCTTTAACACCATGTACGCATTGGCAAACCTGTCAACCTCGTTCATACAATCAGACATCAACGCATCGTACGAATCTATCAAGTCTATAATCGGCTCGAAGTCTCCTACAAGCTCCTCATTATTTTTGTATATCGTAACCGGTACATCTTCGTATTCGTGCGGCTCCTCATCCACATACGTCGGCATTATTTTCTGCTCACCTATCGGCAAATCATTATTACGTTGTTTCTTTTTCTGCCAATGCTCTACAACGTCAGCATAGTATATGTATATTTCCCACACATCACCTTTCAGATAAAAATAAATAAACGCCCTTAGTTCAGGTTCTATCTGATAGTCATATATCGGTATACCCATGTCAGCAGGAAGCTTCGAAAAATACGGTTCAGTACCTACCGTGTAGTGTACCTCGTACCCCGCACCCTGCGTGCTTGTCTGCTCTCCAATAGATGCAGTCTTTGTCGGCTCCCGGTTTAATCCGAATACCTCGTTTAACGCATCGAGATAGTCTTCATCGTCGCTTGAGTACGTTATCAACCCCGGCTTGTACATATACCCCGAAACCGTTTTGATAATCTTCCGAGCGTACGGTACACTGACTATCCAGTTTGGATCACGTTTATTGTCTTTCCGTTCGAGAATCGTTACATTCTCGCCTCTGTAGTAGCTCTGGTTCCGCTGATATCTCTGTGCGTCGAAATCCTCTAATGCTTCCTGAATCTGTGAAGCGCTTAACCTGTCATCAAAATCTATTTGCATCTTTATAGTCCTAAACTATCCGCCGAAACCTTCGACACTCTGCCACCCTGTCTCCTTGTCATCCGATACCGTATTGCATCAATACCGTGATTGTTCTCATCAACCGGCTTCGGTAACAACTTATTATTTTTATCACGTCCCCAACAATACGTTGAAAACTCCCGTATTAAATTATGACTACCCCGCAATATATGAATACGGAATTGCTTCATATAATTTATTCCATGATTGATACTGTCTGGCCCCTTAATCGAAGGGTACACGTTCCACCCAAGCCGCCGCAATTCTTCTATACTTTTTGGCTCTGCAGAATCCGGGACAATCTCATCCATTTTAGATATCTCCGCATGTTCAAACTCTTTGGATATATCCTGATTAGTTAAACCCGTTTGGTAAAATACCTCCCAAACATATATATCTACATCGTGCTGTCTAACACCGATGAAAGCCGAAGGATCAAGAGTAAAACCAAAATCAAGGCCATAACCCAAATGTCGTGCATTTTCCGGTATCTCATCTACAATATCCCAATTATCAAATATTACACCCTCTAATGTGGTAAACTCTCCAAGCCCCCACATTTTATACAGGCTCATATTTGTATCTTTTAACGCTTCAATGCGCTTCCGGTTTGTCTCCGGTAAAAACACATTATCCTTATACGTTGTTTTCAGGACTTTAATATCGGGGCTCTTTACATTGATAATCCTCTCTTGAATCCAATGTTTCTCGCCTGGAACAATTGGCACCGGATTATGCGTTAACACAATCTGGTTTTTATGATGCTGCTCATTTCTTAATGCAACATCTATGTTATCGAAGTCGGCCTCGGTTAACTCCGTGGCCTCTTCTATCCACGCCGACGTTATCCCCTCTAAACTTTTTAGCTTTTCAGGATCGTCAGCCCCCACACACAATATTTCACTGCCAGTTGGAAACGTTATTGTGAACTCACTTTTATTAAGTTTTGCCGGTATTCCCCACCCATAAATAACGTTTTTTAACCTCGGCCATACTGAAAGCCGTATTGTTTTCGCTACCTTTCTAACAACAAGTATCTTATGGTTCTCCTCACTCGATGCCTGCATCACTATTTTCTGTGAAGCAAATACGGACTTCCCTGAACCCCTTCCTCCATACAGGTCTATTATTCGTGCATCTTCTTTTAGGTACGGAAGAAATACGTCATTTATCGGTATCTTGTTTGACATACTCGCTAGCAGCCATTACCTCAAACGTCACACTCCCTGCATGTTTTACGTCCTGTTTGTCACTCCACCCAAGTTGTTTTAACGAAAAAATAGCCATCGTCCTATCTATCTCATTATTTAACGCTTTCCGTTCAAGCTGCGCTTCCTTCTTGTCAATAGCCCTTTTTATTAGTGTGGAAAACTCATCATAGTCATACAAAGAATCCCGGCTAACATTATACTGGTACGCAAATTCCACAATAATGGGTATTTCTGTATCTTCGATGTACTGCTCGAGTTGCTCTTGTATTTCTTTGACCTGTTCATCGTTGTATTTTCTTGGTCTACCCATATCGTTATCCAATAAAAAAGGCCGTGCGCCCTAAACGACAACACGACCCCAGGAGGAAGCCTGTAATAAAAAATGCGGGCGGCCTCCGTCCTCAGAGGATGCTTTTTTTAGCGCATCTTGTGACGGAGGCATAATGCCCTATATTTCTGTCCGGTTTTTAAGGTATTTACCCCCGGAAACCTTTATACCTTATCTATCTCGTCCCAATCGGCGTACGCAAGCCTTCCATCTCTTTCAGCTTCTGACCAATCTTTATAAAACGCTTCGTTCTCTTGCTTAAAGTTTTGCATCCCATCCGAAACTTTAAAACCTTTATTTTTCGACTTCATCATCTGATAATAGTCGTCCCACTCCATCATCTTCCTCTACCTCTGCCTTTTTATAAAACCTTCCCTTAAAATACTGCTCAAGAGGAAGAGCCCATACATTACCGACCCAATACTCTCTATTGTTACAAGTATTTTTAGCCCTATATAGCCTGTCCCTCATCCCCATAACTTTCTGTATATCTTCAAGCATCAAGTCATAGTTTATGTTCCCACGAATATCCTTGTATTGATAATCATAAAGACTAATTTGTACTTCCTCTGAAAGCGCAGACTTAGAATAAATATAAGAATCTATAATATCGTCATCCCTGTAGTTTTCGCCAAAGTTGTCTAAATACTTATTATTTGAATAAGTAATCACCGTCCCCGCTTCTTTCCGCCTTTTTGCATTCCTAGCAACCCTATAACAATACTGCTTCAAATCTCCGATCATTAAAGACAACGGAAGTTCAGAGTCATACTTTGAAGATACTATAAACTCATGCAGCAAATCTGCTGGCTCAAAAATATTCACATAAGAAAATAATGTTTTATTTCCCTTATATAACTTTTTAGCATACCCATATAATACTTCATAAGTATCTACCTTCACTCCCTACCCCCCTCTATTTATATACAAACCCTAACTTTTGTAATTTTCACTAATGACTGAAATTGCGCCACCAATCTCATTTAATATTTGAGAAACACGCCCTATACTCATATTAAGCTCTATTCTTATTTCATCCTGAGTTTTCCCGGAACACCTTAATAAAAACATCTCATGCCACCGCTCCGGTTTATCACTCAAATACCCACAAATAAATGCTATGTTTTCCGGTTGCAACCGCCTTTCTATCAAATATTCCTTGATATCTTCTATCACACACACCCCCACAAAAAAAGCGATACCACACCATAAGTGCACGTATCGCCTATCAACCTTTTCTCCATCGCTTCAACCCTTCCCTATTTTGTCTTTTCTATGAACTATTGTCCCTCTCGCCTGTCATCCCTTCCCCTTTGCCCTTCGCTAATCTGTTCTCTTAAAAACTACCGGTACATTTTCCTCGTCATAATAAATCAAATCATCTTTACTCACAAAAACAGGTGAATACTTACACAAATCCTTATTTAACAACTCTATATGCTGCCATAACCGTATGTTTTCTGTTTTAAGATCATTGATATATGACCTCATTTGCCGCTTAGTCATCCCTCACATCCACCCCTACTTATCATTTTTATTAAGTTTTTGATACATAGATATTTCATCCCTTAAAGATTTATCAATATAATTAGAAACCCCGCCCGCTTTAACTATCTCAACATCTATCTTTTTAGCTATTTCACTTGCAGCAATATCACACAATGTATCCCGTTCATTGTCTGACAATTCAAAAAAATCTTTCACTTTTCAAACTCCGCATCGTATTCTTCTTCATGCCTCTACCTCCATCTCATCATCCCAATCTAACAAAATACCCAACCAATAATCATACAACGGCCACACCGCTTGTAGTGCATACTTCTCACTATT